GTTCTGCTGGTGGTAATGGTGGCGGTCATAGCCTTTGGACACAAGATCCAGGTCCTGGTCAAGCAGGCGCTGCTGGCCAAGTTTACATTTACGGGTAAAGGAAAAAAATGAAAACATATGCTGTTATAGAAAATAATGTTGTTACAAATATTATAGTTGCTGCTTCAAAAGATATTGCAGAATCAGTTACTGCATGCAACTGCATAGAGGTTACAGAAGAAACAAACATTGCACACATAGGATTAGGCTATGTAGGTGGAGTTTTTGAACAACCAGCAGTAGAAGAAGCACCATCGGAAGAAACTCCAACAGAGTAAACTATTACTTAATAACTAAATAAAATAAACCCCCAAAGGAAAAATCCAATGGGGGTTATTTTTTTATTAAATTTTATTGCTTACATGGATACTTGTTATACCACTCGTGATATCTTTTTCCATTTAAAGAACTCCATGAAGACCAATCTGCTCCACCCTTAGTCATGTGAAGAGCAATTTCTGCATTTATTACTGGGTTTAACAACTCAGCGTTTGAATCCAGTTCAAATTTTTCTCTACGATCTGACCCCAGTTCTCCAAGCATATTTATTTGAAATACACCATAAGAACTATCTCCAGTCTTTACGTTACCGTTGAAAGCCAGTGGACGACCATTAGACTCTGCCTTTGCAATGGCACAAGCAGACCTTAAAGCCTTTCCTTTGAACCCTACAGCCTTTAACATATCAACTAGTTGCCCATCAGTCAAATTATGGGCATTTTCATACTTTTCAAGTTTTTTCTCTTTAGAAACCAAAAAAGCCACCTGTTGGGTGGCAGATTTTACGGATTCTTTAATTAGTAAGTTGTTTTCATTTGTTGCATTTGCAGTAGCCGAAAAAACGGTACTGCAGATAACCAACGATAATACCCCTAACCAAACGTTTGCTTCTCTCATTGTAAAATACCTCCTAGAGAACAAATGCTACCAGTAGGTAGCATATATTAATTATAACATGGATTTGGCAAATGAGTCAAGTTTGTGCAATAAAGTTAAAATATTTTTAAATATATATTTAGTTAGTGGTATAATGATATAACTATGGCACAATATCGTAATCCTAATGAATCGGCAATGTCACCTCAGCCTACGGCTCCTGCAACATATGATCTTGGAAATATTCCACCACTAGTTAACTGGACAGTTGTTATTGGAGATAGTGCTTCATTTAGAATTTATGTAGAAGATGATCTTGGAAACCCACTAGATTATACAAACGAAGAAAGTGGAGATACTAGTGGTTGGGATATTCATGCAGATTTTAGAAGGTATTCAGATAATATTGGGGATGATTTATTATTTACATTAACTCCATATGCAACAGAGTTTGATGATGCGGGAGAATTTACTGTTACATTATCTCCAGCACAATCAAAAATATTAAGAACTGGCGATGTATTTGATGTTCAGTTATCTGATGCTACTCGTGTTTGGACCGTATGTCAGGGTGAAATGACAATGATAGGTGAGATTACAGATCAGGAGTCATAATAAATGGCTACTACAATTATTACAAATATATCAAACACGTTTAATGCTGAAAATATACAACCAACAAAAACTATATCCAACATAAAACCCTTTAACTCAACTATATCTAATGCTGCCTTGGGCACAGTTATTGCTATTGCTACATTAGCAAACACAATAGCAATTTCTGATTTAAAGCCAATACCGTCAAACATTCAAAAAGTAAATTATGCAAAAATAATTACACCAACATCAATTTTGCCTTTTAGGCTTAGCCTTACAAATATAGGAATTGAAGGATATGATCCAGCAAACCCACCTGGAATTGGTATCCAGATAATTGGGTTTTCTAATTATATTCTTTAACATAATGATATAATTGCCCTATGGCAAAGGTATCAATTCCAAACATTAAAACCAAGTTTCAGACTGGCGATAGACCAACGCAAGAAGACTATGTAGACTTAATTGATAGTGCTTCTGCAAGGTCAACTGATCTTGGATCAGATGGTAATAATGAGTTAACAATTAATGGTATTGAAAACTCAACAGTTTTTGATAACTTTACCGCAAGCGAATGGCGATCAATGAAATATATGATTTCCATTAAATATGTAGCAGGTGGTGCAAACAAGTACTACTCTACAGAATTAAACATATTGGTTGATGGATCAGGAGTATCTGTTAGCGAATATGCAACAATTGAAAATGATGGGAATATTGGCACCATCTCTGTTTCAAGGGCTGGAGATACAGTTTCACTAACTGTTGTTCCAGTTGGGGGAACCACACCTATAACTCTACGATATATGCGTATGGGGTTAAAGGCCTAACCTAGGAGATAAAAGATGGCAACCGTAACAAAAGACTTTAGAGTAAAAGCGGGGCTGGTAGTTGAAGGATCAACTGCAACTGTAAACGGCCACGATATATTAACAGAAGCATTAGTAGATGCAAAAGGTGATTTACTAGTAGCATCTGGTGCAGACGCAGTAACACGTCTTGCAGCAGGAACAGATAATTATATTCTTACTGCAGATTCTAATGCAACAAATGGTATTGCTTGGAAAGCACCACAAGCAGTTGGTGTATTTGATACACAAATTACCTTTGAAGGTGCAACGGCAAATGATTATGAAACAACCCTTACAGTAGAAGATCCAACAGCAGATCGCACTATTACATTACCAAACGTAAGTGGTACAGTTATAACAACTGGAGATACAGGCACTGTAACAAATACAATGCTTGCAGGATCAATTGCAAACGAAAAACTTACAAATTCATCAATCACAATAAATGGCACTTCAGTTTCACTTGGAGGTTCACGTACATTAGGAACTGATGATGTTTCAGAAGGATCTACAAATAAATACTTTACAGATGAAAGAGCACAGGATGCTGTAGGTAATTCTGTTGGAACTGGTCTATCATATAACGACGGTACTGGTGCAATATCAGTAACAGCAAATACATATGATGCATACGGTTCAGCAAGTGCAGTCGCTGGTGATTTATCAACACACATTTCAGATTCATCAACTCACGGTGTTTCTGGAGATATTGTTGGTACATCAGATTCACAAACACTTACAAACAAAACAATTTCAGGCTCTTCAAATACATTGAGCAATATTGGAAATTCATCACTAACAAATGACTCAATTACAATTAATGGAACAGCAACAGCCCTTGGTGGTTCACGTACATTAGGATCTGATGATATTGCAGAAGGGTCAACAAACAAGTACTTTACAGATGAAAGAGCACAGGATGCTATTGGAAATGCTGTAGGCAACGGTCTTGATTATGACGACTCAACAGGAGCAATTTCTGTATATCCTTCAGAGTTTGCATTAAACGCTGTTGGAGCACCAACTGGCAACGTTAGCATGGCAACATATAAGATTACAAGCCTTGGAACACCAACTGATTCAACAGATGCTGCTACAAAGGCTTATGTAGACTCAGTAACAGAAGGTCTTCATATTCATGAATCTGTAGTTGCAGCAACAACTACAAACGTTAACCTTGCAAATGCTCTTGAAAACGGAGATATTCTAGATGGAGTTACTCTTGCTACAACCAACCGTATTCTTGTTAAAAATCAAACAAACAAGGCAGAAAACGGTATTTATGTAGTACAGGCTTCAGGTCAACCAACTCGTGCAACAGACTTTGATACCGCTACTGAAGTTGACTCTGGTGACTTCGTATTCGTATACGGTGGAACAGCCAACGCTAGCACTGGATGGGTACAGACAAATCGTCCAGCAACAATTGGAACAGATGAAATTAATTTTACTCAGTTCTCAGGTGCTGGTACATATTTAGCAGGTAATGGTTTAACATTAACTGGTAACTCGTTTAGTATTAATACAGCAGTTACAGCAGATGTTTCTACCGCTCAAACATTAACAAATAAAACAATTGATGGTGGAACTAATACACTTTCAAATATTGCTAATGGGTCACTTACAAACTCAGCAATTACAATTAACGGAACATCAACATCTCTTGGTGGAACTCGCACACTTGTAACTGATGACATTGCAGAAGATGGATCACCAACCAATCTATGGTTTACTGATGAACGTGCACAAGATGCAGTAGGTAATGCCGTTGGAACTGGTTTATCATATAATGATTCAACAGGTGCAATTTCTAACTCTGGCGTACTTTCTATTACTGGTACATCAAATCAAGTAACTGCAGATGTTTCAACTGGAGCAGTAACACTATCTCTACCACAAAGCATTCACTCAGCAGCAACACCAACATTTGGTGGAGTAACTGTGGGGTCTGTAACCCTTACAGATGCTCTTATGGGTACTGCTCTTGCTACTGCTTCAGACTCAGCAACAACAATTGACTCATGGTCAGCAACAACATACTCAAGCGCTAAATATCTTGTACAAATGAAAAAGGGTTCAGATATTGAAGTAATTGAAGTTCTTGTCACTGTTGATGGATCAAACAATGTTTACTTAACAGAGTATGCAGATGTAATTAGTAACAACGTTCTTGGAACAACAAATGCTGTTTATAGTGGTGGAAATGTTCTTCTACAAGTTACTGGTACAACTGCAGACACTGCTGTAAAAGTACACAAAACATATATTGAAGCATAATTAGAATAGAGGTCGGAAGTGGCAACAGTAAATAAAGACTTCAGAGTAAAGCACGGCATTAACGTAGCCGAAGGCGGAATCTTTGGATCAACAGTCACAGTTGCCACTCCTACTGAAAATTCACATGCAGCAACAAAACTGTATGTAGATTCTGCAGTAGGTTCTCCAACAGTTCCTACAACAGAGCCAGTATCTCCAGTTAATGGAGATTTATGGTTTGATACATTAACAGAACGTGTTCATGTTTATTACAATAGTCAATGGGTTGCAATTGCAACTCTTGAAGATGCAGAAACATTACAAGACCACATTCATGATACCGCTATTGATGGTACTGGATTAATTGTTAGTACATTTATTAGTGGTGGAGCATATAATGAACCAGGTGTTTTAGTAAGTGCTGGTTTATATAATACTTCAAGTTTTGAAGCAACATATGATGGCGGAACGGCAATAGATAATTTTAACTAATTATCTGTTATAATATAACTAAGTATAAGGAGTCATAAAATGGCAACAAGAATGCAGCAACGCAGAGGAACTGCTTCACAGTGGACTTCTGCTAATCCAGTTCTCAATGCTGGTGAAATGGGATGGGAATCAGACACAAATAAATTTAAAATTGGTGATGGAACAAACCATTGGGCTGACCTAGACTATTTTGCTGATATTAATTCTACAGTTAATCCTTCTTTTGGTACAAGTATTACTTTTGAAGGTGCTACCGCTGATTCGTATGAAACAACTCTTCAAGTAACAGACCCTACTGCTGACCGTACAATTACTTTCCCAAATGCTGATGGTACTGTTGTTCTTACAACAACTCTTGATGAAATGGCTCAAGATGCAGTCAATACCGCTTTAACAGCAGGAACTGGTATTACAAAGTCTTATGATGATAATGCAAATACAATTACTTTATCAGTAGATACTTCAACAATTCAGGCTCGTGTAGCAGATGTTTCCGATACAGAAATCGGTTATCTTAATGGAGTTACATCAGCAATTCAAACACAGTTAGATGCAAAGTTTGCAACAGCAAATGCTTCAACAACAAATATTTCAGAAGGAACAAACCTTTATTTTACAGACGAAAGAGCACAAGACGCTATAGGAAATTCTCTTGGCTCAGGATTATCATATAACGATAGCACTGGCGCAGTATCTGTTGATACAGCAACTATTCAGGCAAGAGTGGCAGATGTTTCTGATACAGAAATTGGATACCTTAATGGCGTAACTTCAGCAATCCAAACACAACTTGATAATAAATTGACACTGTCTGGCGGAACAATGACTGGTGCCATTGCAATGGGAACAAGTAAAATTACAGGTCTTGGAACACCAACAGCAGATGCTGATGCAGCAACAAAATCTTATGTTGATGCAGCAACTGCAGGACTTAATGTTCACGCATCAGTTCAGGCTGCTACTACAGAAAACATTACATTAGCAAGTGCTGTTGAAAATGGTGACACTCTTGATGGAGTTACATTAGCAACAGGAAATCGTATTCTTGTAAAAAATCAAACAGATAAAACTGAAAACGGCGTATATGTAGTTGCAGCATCTGGAGCACCATCTCGTGCAGATGACTACAACACCGCTGGAGAGGTTGATGCTGGAGACTTTGTTTATGTAGAGGCTGGTACAGCAAACGGTAAAACTGGTTGGATTCAAACCAACGTTATTACAACAGTTGGATCAGATAATATTGAATTTACACAATTCTCTGGTGCTGGCACATATTCTGCAGGTACAGGATTAACACTTACTGGAACAGTCTTTAGTATTAATACTGGAACTACAGTAGATCTAAGTACTGCTCAGACTTTATCAAATAAAACACTATCAAGTCCAGTAGCCACAACAGCACTTACCCTTAATGCTACAGCAGAACTTAGATTAGCAGATACAGACTCAAGCCATTATGTTGGTTTTAAAGCACCAGGAACCGTTACTTCAAATAAAATATGGACACTTCCATCTGCTGATGGAACCGATGGTCAGGTTTTAAAAACAGATGGATCTGGAACGTTATCATGGGTAACATCTGGTGGTGGAGCAGCATTTAGCGAGTTCATGCTAATTGGTGCATAAACAACTTTTATAAAATAAAAGTACTTAACATCAACTATACATTTATAGTTGGTGTTTTGTGCTTATTATAACTTTTTTATTTAAAAATTTTGTGCTACAATAAGACAGTACTTTCCAAAACATAAAGTACTTCATTATTTTTATTTGAGAGGTCGTTAAATTCTATGTCTGACAGTGTTTTTTCTTTTCGTTTATCAGAAGATTTTGTAACAAAATATGCAGGGGTTCCTGCTCCATTTGGATTTTCTGATGCAGGTTCTAACTCTCTTGGAGAGATTACTTTTATTCGTACATATTCTCGTGTAAAAGAAGACGGAACAAAAGAGCGCTGGCATGAGGTTTGTCGCCGTGTAATTGAGGGTATGTATTCAGTACAAAAGAATCATGCTAAAGATAATCGTCTTCCATGGAATGACAATAAGGCTCAGAAATCAGCACAAGAAGCATTCCAAAGAATGTTTGAATTAAAATGGACTCCACCAGGCAGAGGCCTATGGGCATTTGGAACTCCCATGACTATGGAAAAACGTAACTCAGCATCTCTTCAAAACTGTGCAATGGTTTCTACTCGTGATATTGATCGTAATGATCCAGGTGCCCTTTTTGCCTGGGTAATGGATGCATTAATGCTAGGAATTGGAGTAGGTTTTGATACCGTTGGAAATGACAAAAACCTTGCTATCTATTCACCTACTGAACCATCAATTACTTATGAAATTCCAGATACTCGTGAAGGATGGGTTGAGTCTGTTAGATACCTTTTAAACTCATTTTTACGTCAAAATCAATCTATTCAAGAATTTGACTATAGTCTAATCAGGCCTCTAGGTGCCCCAATTAAAGGCTTTGGTGGCGTTGCAAGCGGCCCACAACCACTTATGGATCTCCATACACGAATTCGTAATGTAGTTGGTTCTAGAGCAGGAGAAACACTTGACTCTCGTGCAATTGTTGATATTGTAAATCTAATTGGTACATGTGTTGTTTCTGGAAATGTCCGTCGTTCTGCAACACTTGCATTGGGTTCTGCAGGAGATGAAACATTTATTAATCTTAAAAATCCAGAAATATTTCCAGAAAGAAATTCATATGATCCAGAAAAACCAGGTTGGGCATGGATGTCAAATAATTCTATTTCAGCAGAAGTGGGCACAAAATATGAAGATTATGTAGATTTAATTGCAGATAACGGTGAGCCAGGTTTTATTTGGCTTGACGTTGCTCGTAATTATGGACGTCTTGCTGATGCACCAGACTATAAAGATTCTAGAGTTATGGGATTTAATCCATGTGCTGAACAACCATTAGAATCATATGAACTATGCACATTAGTTGAAGTGCACCTTAATCGTCATGAATCAAAAGAAGATTTCTTAAAGACATTAAAGTTTGCATATCTTTATGGAAAAACTGTAACATTAATGCCTACACATTGGCAACAGACAAATGGAATCATGCAACGTAATCGTCGTATTGGTACATCTCTTACAGGAATTGCAGCATTTGCAGATGAGCATGGTCTTCCAACAACTCGTGAGTGGATGGATGAAGGATATAGCACAATTCGTAAGTATGACCATCAGTATTCAGAATGGCTATGTGTTCGTGAATCAGTTCGTGTAACTACAGTAAAACCATCAGGATCTGTATCACTTCTTTCTGGCGCAACACCTGGAGTTCACTGGGGACCTGGAGGAGAATTCTATCTTCGTGCTATTCGTTTTGGTGATCAAGATCCAATGCTTCATTTGTTTAAGGCAGCAGGGTATAAGATTGAGGCAGACCTTGTATCAGCAAACACATCAGTAGTATATTTCCCAGTGGCATCAGGACATAAGCGTTCTGAAAAGCATGTTAGCCTATTTGAAAAAATTGGTTTGGCAGCAACTGCTCAAAAGTACTGGTCAGATAATGGTGTCTCTGTAACGCTATCATTTGACAAAGAAGAGGAAAAGAAGTTTGTTGCTCCAGCACTAAATATGTATGAGGGACAGTTAAAAGCAGTCTCATTCCTGCCAATGGGTAATAAAACCTATCCACAGCAACCTTATACAGAAATTACAAGAGAAGAATATAACTCATATGTTGGAACAATTGGCAAGATTGATTGGTCCGCTATTTATGATGGCAAAGATAATCTTGATGCTGAATCTGAAAAATATTGCTCTACAGATGCTTGTGAAATTAAACTTTATTAGAAAGGAAAAATGAAAAAGATATTATTATTTACTATAACCACTGTGCTGGTTCTTAGTGGTTTTTTATTTATAAACAAAAAAAATGACGACTGTGTTAATCTTTATATTGACTATGGAATATTAGATAACGAAACAAAAATAACAAAATGTATAAATGTGCCTAGCAAGATAGTGGCTTTGGACTTTTTAAATAAGGCTAATCTTGAAATAGAAGGCACCAAGAAATATGGTCTAGCCGTTGTTTGTAGAGTTAATGGATTGCCGAATAAAAAAGTAGAGTCTTGTGAATCAATGCCATCAGAAAAAGCATATTGGGCAATTATTATTAAAGAAAAAAAATTGATTCCTTTTCCTAAAAGCGAATGGGGTTGGGGACAACTTGCAATAAACCAACAGTATCTAAATCCAGGGGACTCAGTAGGGCTTGTATGGGCTAACAATGGAAAGGTAATATTTCCATGAAACTATTAGATAGATACGTAGAACAAAAGTCTCCCTATAAAGTAATAGTTCAACTTGCTTTAACCATATTGTGTTTATATATAGCCAATGAAAAAACAATAGATATTTGGCGTTCTCTTACAGGACACTAATGGTTCACCTAACTCGCATTTATACAAAGACTGGTGATAGTGGCAAAACATCTACTGCTACAAATGAAAGAATAGATAAGAGCAGTTCTTTAATTGAAGCAATTGGTGTAATAGATGAGGCTAACTCTGCTATTGGAATGGCGACGGAATATCATAACGACATTACAGATAGAATACAAAGTGACCTGTTTGACCTAGGTGCAGAACTATCTGGTGCTCCAACAATAACAATATCAGAAGATAGGGTCATATATTTAGAAAATGTAATTGATGACTATAATCAATATCTTGAGCCACTTCATTCTTTTGTTTTGCCTACAGGCCCACTACATAATGCAAGAACTATTGTAAGAAGGGCAGAACGTGAGATTTGGAAGGTAGAAGGATTAAATATAAATATTGCAAAATATTTAAATAGGCTATCAGATCTTTTATTCGTTATGGCAAGGTATCATAACAGGGGCAATGAAAAGTTATGGATTCCTAGAAATTAATGTTTACCCTGCTATAATAGGGGAATAGGAGAAAAATGTCTAATCCATCAAATTTATATGCAGAAAAGATATACTCAGAACACCCAGTTGTTCTATGGGCGCTAGACGATCAACTTGATTATATTGGTTTAATATCAGAAGCACAGCGTGATATCTCAGATTCTTGGACAATATCAGATGCAAATGTAAGTGTTGAGACCTCTAATTTAGAAGAGCCATTTTCAAATAGTGTTTTAAATCTTGTTGAACTTGATGTGCCAACTACAGAAACACTAGAGGCTTCTTTTGTTAGTTCAAATATTCTTAATTTTACAGATTTATCAAATCTGGGAACATTTACTGTTGGATCATATTTTTATTCAAATAGCGTATTTTTGCAAACAGTTTCAATAGGCTATGAGTATACAGACCCAGATACATCTCAGGTTATTCAAAAACTAAAAACTTTTACAAGTTCTTTATATCAAAATTGGGGATTTATTTCTGAAACTTTTGAAATTCCAAGCGTCAATGCACAACTAAGAATAGTTATAAAAATTAAAATTTTTGAAGGATCTAATGGTCCAGAAGAAAATCAATTTTATTTTAACGGAATTACACTTGGTCAGTTGAATGAAGAGTTTAACACATCATCATTTGGTGTTACACAAACAACGGTTCCAGCATCTGTAAGTTTGTATGGTGGTTTAAATGCAGTTGAAGCACAGGCATATGGCATAGCAGAAGATAGCGCATACTATATTGCCGATGATGGACTTAAATGTAAAAATTCTGGAATTCCATTAGTATATGGTGCTAGTGGTGTAACTAAATTAGAACCAAGAGAGGGGCCATCATTAATAATTCCAGGAAAAGGATTTTTAAATAAAAAGGGACAGTATAACGACTATACTATAGAATTTTGGGCAAGAATAAATGCAAACACCTCAGCACCATTAAAGATTTTTGGACCAATATCTTCAGATGACGGTCTTTACATTGAGTCTGGATTTTTAACTTTAGTTATTAATGATCAATTTGCATCTCACTTTGTTGGTGAATGGTTTAGGCCAATGCTTATTCATATTCGTTTAACTAGAAATTCTGCATCATTACTTGTGAATGGAGAAGAAGTTCTTTCTTTATCAATAAATACTGCTAATTTAAATTTACCAGATGAACTTGATGTCTTTGGAGATAGTCAAGATTGGTTAGGGTTTTATGCCTATACAAATATACATCCATTTGAACTTGACTGTATAGCAATTTATTCATATCAGGTTCCAGTCACAGTAGCAAAACGTAGGTGGGTATATGGTCAAGGAGTTGTTTCTCCAGAAGGAATTAACTCAGCATACGGAGGAACAACTGCTTTTATAGATTATACTTTTTCTAACTATACAGCAAATTATAACTATCCAGATTTTGCAAAGTGGGATCAGGGAAGTTTTGATAATCTAGCAACTACTCAAACAAGTTTAAGAACTCCAGAATACTCATTGCCAGAAATTTTTATTGGTACAAAAACATTACAAGAGTTATATGACGACAATCAACTAATACAGGATAACGAATCTGGACCAGTAGTTGATAATAAGTTTTTATCATTTAGGCCAAATAACACTTGGAACTCAATAGATTCATATATTAACTTTCCAAGACTAAACCTACTCTCTAGTCAGGTTGATAGTCTTTATGGTGTATTTAGTTCACATGATTTATCTTCAGAACAGATTTTAGTAAAAATATATAATCCACTAAGTAGTGATTTTTTTACGATAACCAAAGATGCTGATGAAATTAAGTATTCACTTACACATAATGGAGTATCTGAACTATTATTTACATCAGATCCAATTTCAGCAAATACTCTTTTTTCTGTAGGGTTTAATATAAGAACGTTAGTAAATAGTTTTGGAAATAATATTCCTGCATTTTTTGGAAATCAAAATACATTAAAGATGTATGTTGCTGGAGACGAGTCTGGAGATTATAGTTTTACAGGACGAATATATTCTTTTGGTTTGTCAACAGAATTAAATTCTTCTAAAATTTTAAGCAGTTTTGATTCAGATGGAATAATATTGCTTGATCAAGGTCAAGAATTAATTGACCATACAGCAAGTTATACTTTGCTTCCATCAGAAGCATATCAAAAATATTTCCTTGACATTGGAGTATCTGGATATTGGCAAGACTATTTACCACTTTCATATTTTGGACAGTTTGTAGAAAATGCCCAGGGCGAAAAGTTTTATGACTTAGATTTTTTACAATTTAACATAGGATATCCAACTACATCAGAACTAACAGAAGATTCTGGATCTATGCAGATGTATTACGACACAACTGGTGCACAGATAAAAAGTTATGTTACATTTCAATATTTGGCTAATGGAGCAAATATACCAACCAACTTTATAAATCAAGAAACTCCAAATCAATATAGAATAATTGATATGTCTGAGTATGAAAATTGGGAAACGACAAGGTTTGAAGTACTAAACAATAGTTTAATTTATCCAATTAAAACTGTAGATTTTAATGAACTTGCCATAGTTTATAGCCTTGAGTTCAATAGTCGTGGAATTTTAACAAAGCCAATTCTTCTAAACAGACTACAATTAGCGTCTCAAGCGTTAAATGATAATTCTTCAAACCCAATTGGCACAAGGTTTGGTATAGATTTAATTCCATACAAAAAAAATGGAATATATTATAGTTATAAGTCTAAGAATCCATTTAGCATTTATAAAGAAAGTACACCATACCTATATTTAACTAAAAACTCTGGAGTTGAGGTTCGTGGAGAACTAAATATACTAGAAAATCGTGGATTATCTTTAGCCATAAATAAAGAGTTGTCAACATTTTATAGAGTAAGCGCTATGCAACTATGGACTAGATACGATCAAGATACTTTTCCATTAACGCCAATAGAACTTTTTGAAATTAACCATAAGAGTGGATCAATAAAATTTTATCTACAAGCCAACAGTTCTATAGGAGATAGAGGAAAAATATTTGCACTAAATCAAAATGGAATTGAATATAATGGTCTTTCGTTTTATTTAAATGGAAACCTAGTAAGAGAGCCAGTGTTATCAGTCAAAGAGTGGTCAACTATTGGTATCTCATTTTTAACGCCACTAACTTTTGATTCATACCTTGGTAGCATTAATATTACTGGACCAGCCATTTTTAATAATATAGCCTATTATCAAGCAAGCAGTTTGCAAGAAGTTGAGAGTCGGACAATTAGGCCATGGTTTAAGGTTTTAACAGACGGAGTAACTGTCTTTGACTGGCAGTTCTGGTTCAATAACTTTACCTGGGATGGAATGCTTATTGTTGGTTCCTCACAGTTCTATGGAATTAATCCATCAGATATTTATAAAACATATATTGGAACAAATAAGATTATTGTTGATGATGGAGAAGGATTAGTGTATCAGTCTGAAAAAATGAAGGTATACACAGGAATAGAATGGTCAACAACTGTCTCTACACCAGTATAATCTGCTATACTTATGGTTATGGAATCGCTAATAAACCCAAAAACTGGTAAGCCTTATGTTAAAAATGTTCGTCGTAAAGTCATTGAAAAGCATTACGATTGGGGTCTTTATGTATATAAAAAGTCAAATGGTAAGTGGTTTACAGATGATGAAGGTTCAATTTTAAACATACCTGCTGAACGTGGCGATCTTTCAAAGATTTCTGAACTTAGAAGTGCTGCAATTTCTTATGGAGATGATGGTGAGGGTAAAGCAATTTTTGTTCCAGGTCTACATAGAATTAGTGAAGAAGAGTATTCAGAACAAAAGGAAAGACTGAAGGCTGGATTAATTCCTTCAATGAATGACTTAGGTGCTTGGCATGCAGCACAACAAACATTAGACAAACATGGAAGAGATGCATACGAAAATGGCTGATCAAGAATACGTCCGTGCAGGATTAAACACGCAAGAGCGTGATGAAAACATATTTAAATCACAAGATCCATTTAATAAGTCTTGGGATCTACTAAAGGACTATGCAGGACTTGATCAAAACTTCCGCCGTAGAACAACTCGCAATATGGCAAAATATGTTAATCCAGAAAATAATCAGGCATATCTAGATGCAGCAAACGCAACACCGTCTGGAGTTGATTCTGGATCAAAACAAATTAATCCTGGTACTGTATATCGTAATGGGTATGGTCTTTTTGATGTAATCACGCCACCATATAATATGTATGAATTAGCAAACTTCTACGACACATCTTTTGCTAACCACGCTGCAATTGATGCTAAGGTAGAAAACGTTGTTGGTCTTGGATATCGCTTTGATGTAACAGATAAAACAATGTTGCGTTTTGAAATGAATGATGACCAAGCAGCAGTTGATCGTGCACGTCGCCGTATTGAAAGAATGAAAATTGAAATGCGTGACTGGCTTGAAAACCTTAATGATGATGATAGTTTTACAAAAACAATGGAAAAAGTTTATACAGATCTTCAAGCAACTGGTAATGGATTTATTGAAGTAGGTAGAACCGTTGCTGGTGACATTGGATATGTTGGACATATACCAGCAACCACTGTTCGTGTGCGTCGTCTTCGTGATGGATTTATTCAGATTATTGGACAAAAAGTTGTTTATTTTAGAAATTTTGGAGCAAAAAATCTAAATCCAATGGGAACAGACCCAAGACCAAACGAAATTATTCACCTTAAAGAGTATTCACCATTAAACACATTTTATGGAATTCCAGATATTATTGCAGCAATGCCATCTTTAGTTGGAGATCAACTTGCATCTCAGTATAATATTGATTACTTTGAAAACAAGGCTGTTCCAAGATATGTCGTAACACTTAAAGGGGCAAAACTTTCAGGGGATGCTGAAGATAAAATGTTTAGATTCTTGCAGACTGGACTAAAGGCTCAGTCACATAGAACCTTATACATACCACTTCCAGGCGATAGCGATACCAATAAGGTTGAGTTTAAAATGGAACCAATTGAAAACGGAATCCAAGATGGTTCATTTAAAGAGTATCGCAAGCAAAATCGTGATGATATTTTAATTGCTCATCAAGTTCCAATGTCTAAACTTGGTGGAGCAGACTCTGGTGGTGTGGCAGCAGCACTTTCCCAAGACCGTACATTTAAAGAGCAGGTATCTCGTCCAGCACAGAGACATCTTGAAAAGATTGTTAATAAAATTATTAAAGAAAAGACAGATATTCTTGAGTTAAAGTTTAACGAACTAACCCTAACTGATGAAATCGCACAGTCTCAGATTCTTGAAAGATATGTAAAGACACAGGTTATGACTCCAAACGAGGCTCGTGAAAAGTTAGACTTACCACAAAGAGCAGATGGAGATGATCCATTTGTTATGTCTCCAAGACAGGCAACCGATGCTAGGGCAAACTTAGCAGGCAATCGTGAAAGAGATGCAGAACGAACAAATAATAATTCTGACTCAACCACAACAGTCTCTGGACGTAATCCACAGGGTGAGGGTAGAGCGTCTCAATAGTTGAGAAAACATTATAAACAAATGCTATAATGGTAACGTTATGTTAACAAACAAGGCTCATTGGGTAACTGAAGGTGACAATGTTCGCCTCTCAATGCCCATTGGAAAAGTAGATGTTGAACGCCGTATGGTGTCAGGTTTTGCAACGCTTGATAACGTTGATAAGCAAGGCGATATTGTAACAACAGAGTCCAGCGTTGAAGCGTTTAAAAACTTCCGTGGAAATCTACGTGAAATGCACCAACCTTCAGCAGTTGGCAAGATTGTTTCTTTTAAAGAAGATAAATATTTTGATCCAAATGATAAGAAATTTTATAGCGGAGTATATGTATCTGCATATGTTTCAAAGGGCGCACAAGATGCATGGGAAAAGGTTCTAGACGGAACCTACACTGGTTTTTCAATTGGTGGAAATATTAAGACGTGGGACGATGCCTATGATGAAAAAATGGATAAGTCAATCCGTGTAATTAAGAATTATGAACTACATGAACTTTCTTTGGTAGACAATCCAGCAAACCAGTTTGCCAACATTGTATCTATTGAAAAAGTAAATGGACAAAATGTTGTTAGTGGATATTTATCAAAAGCAGAAGTTGAAAACGTATTTTGGGATTCAGAAAGCGGTATCGTAATGTTATCAGACGCTGAATCAGCAGTAAGTCCAACTAACGGTAACAAGATGCAAAACATAGGCTTTGTAGAAAAGAATGATAAAGATAATACAGAAATGATAAAATTCTTAGTTGATAGTGCTAAAGGCATTAGTACAATTAAGATTACTAAGGAGGTAAATCCCATGACAGAATCAACAGAAACAGCCGTAGACGCTGTAGTTGAAAATGCAGAGGTTGCTCCAGAGGCACAACCAGCAGAAGTTGTAGAAACTCCTGCAGTTGCTGAAGAAGTTGCAGTTGCTGAGGAAGCACCTGTAGCAGAAGCAGTTGACGGTGGTGCAGACTCTGCTGTTGCTGAAGAGGCACCAGTAGAGGTAGAGAAAGCAGAAGAAGCAGTGGTAGACGCCGTTGCAGAAGTTAAGGAAGAAGTTGCTAAAGCAGTTTCAGAAATTAATGCTTCTCTTACTAATGCCTTTGGCGATCTTGCTGCAACTATTAAGTCTCTTAATGAGCAAGTAGCAGCAGTAACAAAGTCTCTTGATACAGTAACATCTGATGTTAACAATATTAAGGGTAACTTTAATGAGTTTGGCAAGCGAGTAGATGCCGTTGAGCAAGACACCGCTTTCCGCAAGTCTGGCGATCTAGGCGAGATCGTGCAGGAATCACCACAAGTGGTTCAAAAATCCCTATGGGGCGGTCGTTTCCTCACGGGGCGGTCGTTTCCTCACAAATACCGACCTATTTAACTAAGGTATATATCACTAGGAGGTGAACAATATGTCGGAACAAAATACAAATATAGAAAAAAACTATCCAGGTTCAGCAGGAGCAGGTAATGAGGTAAACTCACAAGGCTCATTCGTATCTGGAGGTGTTGGTGGTGCAACAGGACGCAATGCTGATGGCAACGTAAGCCCAGCAGAAGCACTTGGTAACACTGCAACTGCAGCCTTTGGTTCAACATCAGGAGCAAATGCTGTAAATCCTACAGGAGTTTCTGGTGGTATTCTAGCACCTGAACAAGCACGTCGTTTTATTGACTACGTGTGGGATGCAACAGTTCTCGCCAAGGATGGCCGTAAGGTCACTATGCGAGCAAACACCATGGAAATTGAAAAGGTTAACGTTGGAGAGCGTGTTATCCGTGCAGCAGCACAGGGTGCACCAGACTACACAAACGTTGGCGCAACATTTTCTAAGGTAGAACTCACAACAAAGAAGATTCGTCTTGACTGGGAAGTTTCTACAGAAGCACTTGAAGACAATATTGAAGGAGCAGCACTTGAAGATCATCTAGTTCGCTTGATGACAAATGCTTTTGCTAACGATATTGAAGATCTTGCTATTAACGGAACAGGAACAGGCGCAGATGCCTTCCTTTCAATCATGCCTGGCTTCGTTGCTCAGGTAAACCAAGTTGCAGGAAATGATGCTCACGAAGCAGCAGTAACTGTATCTGATAACGAGTGGACACCAGCAGTTATGCAAGACATTATCTTGGCTATGCCACGTAAGTACCGTGCACTTAAGAGCAATCTTAAGTTCTACGCAGGTACTGACGCATTCCAAGGAATTGTTAAGAATAACGGTACACTTGCTGATGCAATCGCAGAAGCAGTTGCTGGACAAGTTCCAGGAAGCACTCAAGCAAACCGTCAAGCATACCTTGATGGCGCAGGACAGACATTTGGTAACTCACGTACAACTCGTGTACTAGGTGTAGATGTTCTTGAAGTTCCTTACTACCCTGCAGGATATGTAGATCTTACATTCCCACAGAACCGTGTATGGGGCTTCCAGAGAGACATCACTGTTAACCGTGAATACAAGCCAAAGAAGGACACAATTGAATACACAGTATTCGTCCGTTTTGGTATTCAATGGGAAGAACTAGATGCTGTATCTTATGCAGATGCAGACTCAACTGATTCATAATCATTGATCCATTCAGACAAGGGGAGGGTAGTTTAATCGCTACCCTCCCTTAGTCATATTCTGGTATAATTACAAATGAACGTAGGAGATTATATGACAATGGAAGAATTAGCAACAAAGACCGTAATGGAACTAAAATCTTATGCTAAGAAAAATAACATTGATTTATTTGGGGTATCTACCAAATTAGAAATTTTAGAAGTAATTGCTAGTTTTAATCCAGAAAAACCAAAAGATGATGTTGTAGAAGAAAAGAAAGCAATTGAAAAAGTTGCCCTTTACTCTGAAAAGAACATCTACTGGGGTGGACTTGGAGAACTAAAGGTGGGGTATAACATCGTCTCAAAGGAGGCATCGGAAAAGTGGATTACTCGCAAGGCAGTCAGAATTGCACAGCCTGAAGAAGTAGCCTCATACTACGGTAAATAA